TAAGCATCCCTATTTGTTCAATGATTTTAAGCACGCCTGTGATTTGCAGGGCGAGACGAAAATTTGTACGATATTAGATATGAATCATGGTGAAAACTATGAAAAGGAAAAATTTCTTATTTTTGCTAGTGACAAATTTGGTATCCACACCATTTCTGAAGGATCTTATAAGTTTTTTCCACGAATAAATCCTTATTTGATTGAATTTACCTCACCTTCCCCAAAGGCCGAAGAATACCTGTATGCTCCGCATACTCATATTGACCCTAACGACGTCAAAGGTGTTACTATTGGTTTTTTGATTCGTGACGGAACTTATTATTATGCTCCCTTTGATAACGCTTGTAAGGTAATTACAAGTGTTAAGGAACGTAATACTTTACAATACAAATTTGCACGAATCAAGGCTTATTGTCAATTTGAGAATACTTGGTTCAATTATTTTGGAATTACCTTGTCTATTTTGTTTGTTCTCTTCATGCTTTATCTTATCTTTAGACGTTGGTCTAAGGATTCAATTGTTGATGAGGATATTGTCGAACAAGGTAGACGTACTCGTACGGTCCGAGGACATCGAGAAAATAGTGAAGAACATGATTATATAAAAGGTTTTGGTGGAGCATTGCAACGCTTTGCCGATAACTATGATATACAGATTTCTGAGGATCGAATGGATGATGGAGAAAATCCCGGTCAATTTTCGAAAGAGAGAGATGCTTTCATGCAAAGGCGTTACCCTGAACTGTTCCTTAGTGAACAAAGGTATCGTGCTGAGAGAGATCGTTATGGTTTAACAGCTACTTACAAGCAGTATTTAGAAAATTCAAAGAAGGTTGAACGTGATGGACACCTTTTGTTATTACGTAATTTTCATAATATTAGTGAGAGGAAAGCCCTTCAAGCAATTCTCGCTATGACCGAATTAGGCAAAGATAATTCTAAAGTTCGATTCAATAAATTGCATTTCGCAGGCGAAAAGCCTCAAATCAAGAATTTACCGTCAGTTGAAGAAGTTCTACATATTGGTACTTCCCAAGGTTTACCAAATTTGTATAACCCTTTAATAAATGGTTGTGTTGAAATTGTTACTTGCAATGATACTGGTAGCGGTATTGTTGTTAAGAAAGGACTTGATAAATTCATTTTAACTACAGCTCATATTGCTGAGTCTGTTAAGCCTGGACATAAATTGACTGTGAAATGGGATACTCATAAAACGAACGAGGGTGTACATGTTGTTAATCGAAATGTCACCGTAGCCCCAGTTGTCGATGAAGTTGTGTATCTTGGTGAGAATGCACTAATACCAATAACCAGTTCAAATGTACCTATTTCTAACTTGCCGATTTCTTCACCAACTGATCTCAGTTTTAAGGCGAGAATGATTACTAGAAATAAAACACATGATTTCGACGTTGTTGTTAATGGAAAAAAACTTTATTACTCCCCTGTTACTCAAGGTGGGGATTCTGGAAGTCCCATAATAAAGTTAAATGATCACGGATTGCCCGAATCTATAGTAGGAATACACTATGGAATTCTTGCATCAAAAACAAAATCTTTTGGTTATGCTCTTGATCCAGAAGATTATACTAAGTATGCTACATGCATGCCTTTAAAATCCCAAAGCTTGTCAGTCTGGGGCAAGCGGTCGGGTTTCAATCCAGACCAACGATCCACTATGTGAAGGGTCTTCCCTTCTACTGTCTTGGTGTTGCTAAAATTACAGACATGAACACTAAGTCAGGTTTAAGGTTATGGCCTGATGCTGTTTCTTTTGGGAAACCTGGAAACTACGCCATACCTGCTATGAACATAGATGCTCTAGACGTTGGTCTAACTAAATATCACGAACAACCGAACCAAATGACAAATAATAAACAATTTCTTGCTTGTATTATTGATCATTTTAAATTAGATGTTGAATTAGAGCGGTTTGAAGAAGATCTCAATGATGTAATGAGTCAGTTTCTACCTGGTTTAAGAAAGTACGTTCGTATTAAAACCAACGATGAGGTTTTGGACTTAATGATTCACGATTTATCAGGTGAATTACGTGCTGAAACTTCAACTGGACCTGGTTTTAAAATGAAAAGAAAAACTATGGCTAGACAAGACGCTGCTTCAGTACACGAGTATTTGAACACGCCTTTCTTTCAACATCCTGTCTTCACCAAACTCTTTCTAAAAGATGAGTTACGTGAAATTGTTGACGGTTCAGTTAAGGCGACTAGATCTATTGCAGTACCACAAGTTACTTTGTGGTTACGAACAACAAAATATCTTGGTTGGCTTTATGACTATTTCAAAAAGGAACAGCCTCTGACACCCACAGGTTTTGCCATTGATTCAAGTGTATCCACTTGGACTTCACTTTTGGCAAATTTTAAGTTGGATGCTGAGACTCAAGAATGTGACATGGTCAAGCAAGATTCACACATGGGTGCTTACTACATCGATTGGTTAATTAATTTTATACTCATGTATTGTGAGGATTTAGATCCTGACATAGACTCAATAGTTCGATGGTGCTTTGATGAAATCTTTCAACACAAGAAAGTTATCGGTGCCCACGGTAAAGTTTATAATTTCACAAATGGTGAAATGTCAGGTGGTCCGCTAACTATTTTGATTAATACTATACATAGCTTGTTTTTTCATGCTATAACGCATTTGGTTTTGTTATATAAAAATTGTACTGATACTCATTTACAATTTTATCCTTTTGTTTGTTTGGGTGATGACACTTTAATGCAGTGTCCCGAACCTTTAGTTTTCGAGACTGTTTGTAAACTTGGTGGTCATGCAACAACTTCGTTGCATGGCTCGTTATGTAATGATATGTCTTTCCTATCCAAGAAAATTCACAAAGAGTCTGTTGGTTTCATACCTTATTACTGTAATCTTCCAAAATTTTTATCTTCCATACAGTACACCACAGGTAGTGAAGTTGAATATTTCCAAAAATTAAATTCCTTCGCACGTGAATTTGCAGGCGCACCTGCTGGTTCACTCGAAGACCACTATGGTAGAACGTGTTCAGATTACGCTCTTGAGATGTTAAGAAAATACGACTCACTTTTACCACAAGCTAACAGTTATGTTAGCTATGAGAAGTTGCGACGTATCGTACGAACCCCTGCGCGCAGGTTTGTCCACGTTGAAAGAAATAATGAAACGTTCAACCAAACCTATGAAGAAAACAACTACGACAACTACCACCACTGTTCCAGTGCGTGGACCTGCTAAACGAAGAAAAAAGAAGAGTTCTGCATCTGCAGCCCCTATGGCTCCTGTCACTGTACATGTCAGCAATGGTGGAGGTGGCGGAGGTTCTGCATTTCGGAGACGAGATGCGGTATCTATGCCGTCGCAAACATTCACTGTTGACAGAGTGGCTCGTGCATTTGCAGACTCAAGAATTATGAGTTCAGAGATGGTCGGTCGTGAGGGTCAAACCCGAGCTTCCGATCCTCGCTGTCTCATACCGAGAGCTTTAGGAACTTCAGTTTACCCATTACAAACAACACGTGTTGTTACTAAGTCTCTACCCACTGCCACTTCTTTAGAGGTGGATTTGAGGCCTGATTTAGATAACGCACTCACACTCACATACGCACAAACACACACAGCTGTTCTTGCTTCTGTTAGTTATGATGACGAGTTTGTAGCGCTCAAAGCGACTACAACCTTTGCATCTACCACTTTTGCTAAAAAGCTTGATTTATTGGATGGAACAAAAATCGAACCAATAATAGTTGATAGAGCTGGAAGCACTGTTTTGAAGTTTAGATCAACAGCAAGCCGAGAGTGGTTTGAAATCGATGAGAATAAAGTTGCCCTTTATCCAGGAATTATAACATCCTATGGTACCTCAGCCTTGTATTATGACGCTGAAGGTGCCTCTGGCCAGTTAAATTATGTTTCCTATGATGGCGCATTTAATATAATATCATCACAAACAGGCGCCTCGTCTTCAGGATTACTAGCTAATCCTGCTGCCGTACCCACTCCCAGTGTCTATTTTTCAATTGGTTTATCCAGTATTGCTAATGACGCTTTTTCAGTTAGAGGTGTTTGCGCTGCCGTCATGGACGTTGTAGCACAAACATCTGAAGTCATTGCTCCATTAGATGACCCAATTTATTCTGCGATACTACAGAGTGCTCAAGGAATCTCAATAACTGGCGCAAGTGTTCGATGCACTTGCACAACCAATTATTCTTGGAAAGGTGGTCAAATAGCCGTGGCTTCATTGCCACAAGGAGCTATCACTGAACTACCAGCCATTCCTCAAAATCGATTTAATTATTTAACAAGTTTGACGACTCAACAATATTCAGGTTCACTTTTAAATGGTGCTCACGCACTTTACTTTCCGAACCAAGTTAGTCAATTGTTCTTTACAGATCCTGGTGTGAATAAGGTCTTTGGACCTACTTTACACGTGGTAGCAATACCTCAGGATATGACCGGAACATACCCTAACTCGTCAAACACATTCTACATTCGGTTTACTTTTGATATTGAAGTATTGACAACTTCACCAGCACTATCTAAATACATTTCACCGCCTGTAGGCCCACATTGGGACGCGTTCACACGTTTCATGCAGGAGAATCAAAATTCATTAGTGGGAGAAAATCCCTCACATCTATCTCGTATGAAAAGCCTAGTGAACAAAGCTGCGAAGGACCCTGTGATTCGTTCTTCGATTAGTAGTCTCATTGCTGCAGGAGGCCAAACTTTAATGAAAGTATTACCTCTATTACTAGCTTAGCTACTTTTTT